GTTAATATGTCAAAGTACAATTTCGCGTTAGTACGTGGACAGTCATACCACTTAGAAAATCCAGGGTGGTTAGACACTGATTCAGAACTAATATCAGCTCACAAAAGACCAGGTTATAACGGTAGATCGTCATTTGGAACTCAAAGAAGCACCAAATCGAAATTCAAAGGGCCAGGTACTCTAACAAAAACAAAAACGAAAAAGAAGAGAAATTTTAGGCGTAACGCTACAGGGAATATGTCTGGTGATTTTATTGCTCCTTTTCGTTTTGGAAATATAAAACAGAATTACAAACCAGGAATATTCTTGAAATACGAACAAGGATGTCTTGGTTACAATGATGAATGCATGTACACAGAAGTACATGCAATCGATGACGGATGCATTGTAGCAATATTCCTGGCAATTCTAAGAAAATTAGCAACGAAATGGGGATGTCCATTCTACAGTCCAACTGATAAATTCGGAACTACACATTCTGTGCCAGTAGTAGCACCGCCGCAATTTGCAAATGCAACGCTTAAGATTGGATACAAATTAGAACCTGAAGGAGTTACACAAGAAATGAGCGTAATTGTTGTAGCACCAGCTAAATCATGGGCAGAAGTTACAAATTTATTCGTAGCTCAGTACAAAACTCTAGGAAGTAACCTAGATTTGAGATTTATGTACGCTTCGGTATATCAAGTGGATCACGTAACGACAGAAGCAAGAAACGTTGATGCAACAATTGACTTGACGGATATGCGCATCTCCTTTGCAATCAACACAGTTACAATTTACCAAAATAGAACTGGTGGTAGCAGCAATACCGATACATCGGCAGATTCAATCAAAGCAAATCCAATTAATGGAACACGATACCTTAAATATGGAAACATATTAAGTTTAAGACGTGACAACAGCACATCAACAACCAGAGGATTTAGTTTAGCAGCAAGCCAAATGGCACAACACAAAGCATACAATAATGGGCTTTTCTCTGCAGAAGAACAAGCTTTATTAAGACGACCACCTCAAAAACAAGCTTTTGAGAACGTAAAAGTAAGCAACAAATTCGTTTTACATCCTGGACAACTACATAAGTCAACCATTATGTGGGAAGTGGATGAACCACTAAATTCTTTCATGAAACGATGGGACCCATTCAACGGTGGTGCTATTTATGATATTAACGTGGGAACCATTGAAGTAATTGGCTGGGATAAAACAGTACACACAGGAGAAGGAAGTGCAGCTATCCAAGTGGGAATGGAAACGAACTGTACAATTCTAGCAAAACTATATGCTCCAAAACGCAGGTTCTTTACACAAACAAACCAGCTGGCAGATAACGTGGCTGCACCACCTTAAGTTTATTGATCCATTGGATCTTCACCGGCTTCAGTAACACAATGTGTTATAACTCCAAACTCTCTAAGCCGACGTAATAAAGCATTAACATGCTCAACACTTCCGGCTTTATACCAGTCTTTAGGCTCCAAATTAGATGTTATAAATATAGTGGTAGGCGCCCACCATACGTGGCCACCTTTAACAGCTACAGGCATTACATAACGGTCCAAAATACGTAAAAGAAATGATAACTTAAACCATGATCCATCAAAATCATCTAACAGGACCATTTTTTGCTGGTCATATCCATCGAACCATGGTCCTCCAGGGTGAACCCATAATTCAGAGGCATCCGCAAACTCCCAGACTCGTCTCGTTTTTCCTGTTCCGGTGGGTCCCCAGAACACCTTGATCTGTGGAGGATGGCTTCTCTTAGGTCGACACAACTGGGACATCCGCAAAATGCCAGATCCGTATCTGATAGCAGCCTCCGGATGGACTTCCGCAATCTCACGAAACGAAGAGCCGTTTCTGACCTTTTCTGCAACGGCGATGAGATCTGTTCTTGAACCAGAACCCTTGGGGAGTACTCCGAATTCTTGATAATCTTCTTCCTTTTTGCAATAGTCCGATGCTTGCTGCGGGGTGCCCCGCATAATTTCGACATGCGATCTTTCTCCGACGATTTGCTTGATAAACTTGAGGGTTTTCCGACCTTTAAGCGAGATATATCCTTGGAGATGGGGCGTTCCACTTTCTCCTTTCTCTTTACCGAAGACGAGGTATACAAGAGGATCGGGGAGCTCGGTACCGAGGGCAATGAGCTGGTTGAGTTCGAGCTCACTGTAATTATTGAGGGTGAAGACATAGTTCTTAGCCGAGGACATAAGATGTTGAACAAACAAGTCAATTAGAAGAAATGAACATCCCATGCTTGACAAAACGAGAACATAAGGAACTGTCTATTAATAGAATCCACGCATTTATTACAAAAGCAAATTGACTCTACGGCTTTGCCGTCTAGCCGTTATTTACGGACGGTAACGACGCATGATGCGATGCAGATTATGCCATCTATAATTAGATCTTTGCTGAAGGGCAAGTGCGCGACGGTGTGTTTGACCCATCCGCCGTAAATAATTCATTTGCCACCAAAATCTTGAACGACCTTGGGCAGCTAACCGCTGGGGCCTAGACATAGTCTTAAGACGACGAACATTACGAACATTACTGGCAATCTTCTTTCTTCGGGCTACAAACTTCCATTTGCGCCCATACTTGAGGGCTACGTTCTTTTTATAAGGACTTAACTTACTTGTGTATTTCTTGTACATAGTGAAAAATGACTACCGTGAATGGGCTCGCCCAAGGTCTCGCCCGAGGTGAGGGTAATACTGTACCTCACCTCGGTAATCTCCGTACGCACTGCCACGCACAGTCACAGTTAATATGTCAAAGTACAATTTCGCGTTAGTACGTGGACAGTCATACCACTTAGAAAATCCAGGGTGGTTAGACACTGATTCAGAACTAATATCAGCT